GATGGTTGTCCCGGTCAGGGTATCCGCTGATGATTTCCCCGTCCCGGGTTCGTTCGTATTCATACTCTGTGAATTCCTCATATGTGTCCGGGCATCGCGCTGGGTCGATAACGATCTTCACCAGGGATTGCAGCCACTTCATGGAGTAGTCCACGCTGCCTGGGCCTTTCAGGGCGCCGTAGCAGTGGAGGCCATAGTTTTGATAGTCTGCAACGCTCTTGGGCTCCGCGCTGTCGGCGGTAATACGGTCAGCCCGGGTAAGTCAACGCTCTAGGAGCAAGTCCGCCGTTTCCCGGTTGCCCTTTTTGTGGGCGGTCAACTCGTCGAAGATGTACAGGGTCCTCCTGGCAGCGTCGTAGTGCATCCGGTTGAAGGCCCAAGGGTCGGGGTAGTAGCCCCAGTCCACGCCGTTTAAGATGCGGTCGAAGGTGTTAATTTGCTCCTCTGTGATGGTTTCTGCCACCACGTTCTCAAAAACCATGCCGCCGTTCCCGTTGGGGATGCCAAGGTATTCATGCTCATAGGCGGTGGGATTGATCTCTTTGAGGTACTCCGCTTCTTCCAGAAATGGCTTCCCAAGCCATTGAGCCGGGACCGCTCTATAATCGGAGTGTGTAACCAAACGGTTTTCCTTGGGTTGGTCACAGTACTTGTTGACCCAGTTGTTTTTCGCTTTGGGCGGGTTGAAGGATTTGAAGATGTACGCCTCGTCGCCGCCGCGAACCACGGATTGCTGTATGTTCCGGCATTCCTCGTCCCCAGCGAATTGGTCTAACTCTTCAAACCACAGGATGCCGATATGCCCAAACGTCGGCTTGATGGATTTCAGCTTGATGGGGTCATCCGCGCCCCGGAAATAGATTTTCTGTCCGGTTGGCTTATAGGTGATTTCCAAGGGAGATTTCGTCCCGCTGAACTCCTCGCTGAGCCCCAGCTCTTCTATCGCCCACTGGATTTGCGCGTATACGGAATCCCGCAGGGTGTTCCCGATCTTCCTCACGCATAGCGCGTGCATCTGTGGATTGTTCTTGAGCAAGCCCACGATTTCCAGGGAGATGAAAGAGGATTTCGTCGAGCCGCGTCCGCCCTTTTCCACATATTCCAAATGCTCACGGTCCAGCACGTCCAGATGGACCGGGAAGAACGGCGGCGCGATGAGCCGGGCTGGGAGCTCGAAGGGGCCAGTGTCTGCCGGTTTTTCTTCCTGGTCGCCTAGAAGGTCAATGACCACCTTCGCCGCTTGCGCGTCGCCTCGGGTCGCTTGCTCGGCAAGCCCGATGATCATCGCCATTTGGTTGTCGATGTCCTCGGGGTCAACGCCCTGACGGGCGATTTTATTCCATCTCCGCCGATCGGCGGGGGGAAGCGATAGGTAATAGTCGGCGCACTCTTTCAAGGAGCGTTTGCGGCGGCGGGAGACGCCGGATGCTTTCCCGCCAGCCCTTCCTTTTTCTCGTGCTTCACTCGTGCTTCTGATTTTGTAAGGTTCCAGGTTCTTTTCATTCGGCATACCACCACCTCTCTCATCTGTATTATTATGGTACGGCCTGCCGGAGCTGCCCCGGCGTATCTGCTGGCCCGACCTGACCGGGCTGCATCCCTTTGGCAGCAGCGTATACGGTGCCCCAGCGCTAGGGCACCTGCCCGTCTTTCCGAGCTGCCACAAGAAGAATCGTTTCATACCAGAGAAAGGGAAGGCTTCACCTGCCTTTCTCTTTTTAATTTTGCGATGGCCTCGCATTGTCCGGCATCCCGGAGTTGCACCGGGGGTACTCTTTGCCGGGTAGGGGGCTAGGGTTATGTGGCGGTTTACCCAAGCCCCCAAATTGGAGGACAGATTGGATATGCAGGGCTGGTGGTTTTGCCCCGCAAGTATATTTTACCATCCATTATGTGTAATGTACAGCAAAAATCCCTCTGTTTTATGGTCAATATGACGAATTTTTTATTCCCCCTTACGTCACATGCTTTAATAGGTCTATTAGATCATAAAACTTTTTCGGGTTTAGCCCTGTTTTCTTTTTGATTTTATCCATATGATAACAAAATGTATTCCTATGAATAAAAACCTTGTTCGCCGCATCCGTAATATTCATGTCACAATCTGCAAGCGATCGTATAATCTCCCGCTCTTTTTCGCTTAAATACATTGTCATTCCCCCGTACTTCCCCAGCCTCCCCGGCTTTCTTTCTCCATAGATTCCACTGGGATAAACTTGATAGGCGGATGCTGCTGGAATATCTGGAACTGGCAAATACGCGTACCCTTTGGAATCATAACTTCCCGCGTAGCGTAGGCTGGGAATTTCCAAATGTCCTCATTTCCGCAGTAGGCGTGTTCATATATACCGATACTGTTTGCCTGAAGCACGCCCCACCGCTCAAAGGTAGAGCTTCGCGGGGCCATGATGGCGTAGTAGCCGTTAGGCACCTCCATCGCCACGCCAAGAGAGATCCGCTGATACTCTCCGGCCTGTAAGTACACATCCTCATCGGTAGCCAGGTCGTACCACTCCCCGTGGCGCTCCGGAATCGACTGATCGTTTAGCTTGATCTTTACATGATACGATGTCATAGACTCAATATCTTCCTCAGAAAACCTCATTTCCCCCCCTCCTTTTCATAAGGTAAATCCATCTTGGCGCCGCAATGTGGGCAGTAACGATAAATCAATCTGTTGAATAGTTGCGGCGGAACCGGCTCAATACCATCAACAACAAAAGCGGCGTTTTTATTGCAAACAGAGCATACGTATGACGGAACCATGTGTTTTAGTTCCTCTGGTGGTACCCAAGTAATCCAATACCCATGCGCCAGCGGCGCAGCGTCTTCGACTGGCGAATCGTAGACCTCAAACTCCTCCGTCAACCATTTGCGTACATAAGAAAGTTTATAGGAACCATATCCGATATGGTATTTTTTATCCTCTGGGTCAAAATATAGGATTTCGTAATACGGTTCCATGGATGAATTGACAATAATTTTTGCGAAGTGTGTCTTTTTCTTAACTTTCTCTTCGATATTTCCACTCATGTGGTGTTCATGCTTGATCATGATCGTCCTCCTTCCGGCGGTGGCGGGAGCGGCATCCAGTGGGTAACTTCAATGCGTTCGTGTTTATATTTCTCATTCATCTTGAAAATGTATTCGCAACCATGGCAATAACTTGTAAGCCATTCTTCTCCATCAAAGTACCCACGATATACATTGTGGTAGATTTTTTTACGCTCACAGTGCCGACCGTATCAAAACCGTAATCAGTTTCTTCGTAGCAATCAGTAGCTTGTACCATTTCTGAAATCTCACAAAGCGGTTGAACTGTACAGGCTCCATGCCACATTGCATCAAACACATACTGCATCTCGTCTTTATCATCTTGGTTTTCCACCACTACCAAACAATCGGTCCAATAGGAGTTCCCAAGGTTGATTCCCCCAACAACATACAAATCACCGATTCGATACATTTTTAGGCGGGATTTTTGAATTGGAAGGCAACAAATACCATATTCTTCCCCAATTTCTAATACTCTCCTGACCATTTTGCGGTATTCCAATTCCCGCATTCCATAGGTCGAATTTCTGAACTTTTTTATCGGCTGAAGCCCAACCAATACCCTTACATCAGTCGCTCCACCACGCAAACAGTTCATGAACTTCATAGCACTACTTTCAAAAGAACCATAGGGCGTTTTTTCCTCAAAAAGGCTTATCCCGTAAGTAGCAATATCAACAGGGCATTCTTTTTTCTCATATTGCTCACGTAAAAAATTGAATAGACTTTGCGCATCAAAAAATACCATGTCAACCGCCCTCCTCCGGCCTGCAGCGGTAGGCCCGCCAGGTTTTGCCGTAGTCATTCAACTGGATACAACTTCCCGCGCCAGTCTCCATACACAGACAGCCACGAAAGTCGGAAACTCCATAACAAATCCGCCATTCAAACTTCTCGCACCACACTGGCCCCCCGTCCATCTCCCGCAGCTCGTCCAGGGTGAGTGGGGCGTTGGGTGGCGGTGTGATGGTTTGGGCGTTTGCAATAGCAGCTTGAACCCAATCTTTATACATGACGCTTTCAGGCCATTCGCTAATTTCTTTATGCAAAGCATTCGCATCAATCAGCCTCATCGTTTCCTCCCTCCCCAGGAATGTTGTTAAATCCGAACGCTTTTGTCGCTGCTCTCCAAGTATGTTTCAGCTCAATGATTTCCTCCGGCGTCAGGCCAGTGTCCTCATAGGCGGCGAGGAGGTCAAACGCTTTTCGTTCGTCAACTCCAAATTTCAAATGCCCTGTTTTAATTCCAGAAAGATAGCTCAATACATTCAGCTCAGTCAGTCGTTCCATCGTTCCCTCCTAAAAGCTCCGGGTTGTCGTGTATGTTGCCAATTACGGTTATATCATAGTCCAACCACCGATAGTGGACTACTTCAT